GTACCGTAGGGGTATCGTACCCCAGATTATTGACCGCCCTACCCTCGTGACTTACGGCGGTCACGCTTAGCCCAGCCCTTACCCTTGAACAAGATCGCGCTCGGTGTGTACTGCAGGACCATCCAAGGCCCACACTCGCAGCGTGGCGTGATCGGCTCATAGCCTGACTGGATTCTCTCCTCAACCTTTCCGCAGGTCGAGCACTTGAACTGATAGATCGGCATTGGCTACAGGTCCTCCCTCATGTCGCTGTCATCGTCCCTGAGAACCATAGGTCTGGGTCGGTGCAACTTGCCGCTGTACCAGTCCTCAATCACCTGAGCCACATGCGGACGAAGACGAGAGGCTCGCTCAAGGCAGACGTCCTTGCCAGGGTCGAGCACAACGACCTCAGCCTTCCAGAGCCTGTAGGTGGCGAGGTCTGACGCCTTGGGCGCTGTGTGGATGATCCAGACACCAACGCCCTGAGCGCTTTCTCGTAGCCGTGCAGCGCGTCGGACTGCTCCGTTGCGAGCGCCTATGGCGATGTGTGCGATGTAGTCAGGCACAAGGTGGCCGTCTTCTGCACCAACGCAGAGCGCTGATGACAGACGTTCAAGATCCACCACCACGTCTCCAGGCGCTGACCTCTCTCGGATGTAGGTTGACTTCCCAGAGCAGGGTGCTCCTGAGACGATCGTGATCACTTCTTGGCGCGTCTCTGGGCGCGGTTGAGCGGCTGCTCTGCCGGTGCGCCCAACTTGATCTTGCCTGACTCAATGTCTGCGAAGAGCGGCTGCCACTTGGTCTTGTAGACGTAGTCCGCGTCGTACTCATACATCTTTGCAGCTAGTGCTTGACGGTTGACGCGGCCACTCTTAGCGTCAGCGTAGTTGCTCTCTAGAGCCTTCACAATGCCGTCGATGTTCGGAACCTTCCACCAAGACTCTTGCATCTCATCCCACTCAAGTTGCCCTTCAACGATATAGCCGTGATCTCGCACTAGTTCAGGCTGTGCAGTGTGTGCTCCCACCACCACTGGGCAGCCCACCATTTGAGCCTCGGCAACTGGTAGCCCAAAGCCCTCCCCACGTGAGGTTAACAGCAAGCAGTTTGAGGAGCGCATGATGGCGGCGAGCGTCTCGGCTGCGATGCCTGCGCGCATCTGGCTGCTATTCACCCAGCGGATGCGATCCTCTGGCGCCTTGATTGCCCTGAGCAGTGGGATCAGGTTGATGCCGTCCAAGTGTCCGAAGCGGTCGGTGTGCAGGTAGAGGTAGGCGTCTGGGTGCTGTTGAGCGAAGAGCACCCACGCGGTCAGCATCTCAGGGAATGACTTTCGCTTGCCTTTGTTCATGGCGGTGATCGTGGTGAGGTGAGCGTCCTCCGGCACACGCAGCACGTCACGGCAGGTCGGACCGTCTGGAGACCAGACCTTGGTGTCAATGGCGTGAGGAATGTAGCGGAGCCGGTCGCGTGGTACGCCAGCCTTCAAGAGAGCCTGCTCTCCGTGCTTACTCATGGCGATGATCATCTTGTTGCCACCCTTGATGCACCACTCAGCGACACGCGGTGGCACAGGGTCGTGGTCGATCGGAACCCACGCGACGATAGGGAGCGTGTGATAGGCGTCGTTGATTGCCACCCAGACGTCAAAGAGGGTGATGCCGAAGCCACCCTGTGATGCGGCCATAGCAATGTTCTCTGGTCCTGAGTCGTTGGCGTACTTGATCAGACCCTCGGCATAGATCTGGATGCCCTCAACTTCCATGTTGGTCGGTGCGCCGTAGTTCGCAGCGACGCCAACGGTGATGCCATCTGCCTTCATGCGGATGGCGAGTTGCTTGGTTTGCTGGCCGTAGCCAGTCGGAGCGAGCGGCGTGTTGCTGACGATGATGACTGGCTTGCTCATGATGTCCTCCTGTGTTTGGTGATCTTGCCGTGACATACCCTGCAGAGCGTGCGAAGCATGAAGGTCGGAACGATCAGTGCGCCACCCTCACTCAGCGGCTGGATGTGGTCGGCTGTCAGTGGATTGCTCACGTCCCCATCCCTCTGTCCGCAGAGTTCGCAGTATGGCACCTCTTTGCGCTTCTGGACAGAGAGTCTGCGCCAGTCTGCCGTTCGGTAGGGAGACGGCCCTCGGTTCTTCGCCCACTCGGTTGCCTTGCGCGGTCCGCAGACGTTGCAGCGGTTGCCATAGTTGGTCAGTGTGCCGCAGGTCAAGCATGGTCGCAGCGTCCTCTTCATGCCTTCGGCAGGACTGGGAGCGCCGCGAAGGGAGCGATCAGTCGAGCGAGGTGCTCAACGGCACGCTCTTCGGTGTTCTCCAGTTGCGGCTGGAAGGATGCCCATGCCAGTTTGCCGAGCGTCTCTTCCAGTGATTCGGTGGTCTGTGCGTAGCGAGCTACGACAAGGTGCAGGAGTTCATGGACCAGCACCAGCCTCTGCTTCTCTACGTCCTGTAGCCAGAAGTCGTGAGAGACGCGAAGGTCTGCGGTGGGTGCCTGGTCGTGCGCGTCAATGTCTGCCCAGGCATCAACGTCGGACGCGGCTTCAAGGATCTTGATCTCCCAGTCAACGAGATTCATGAACTCTTGCAGCTCGTCCACGTATGCGCGCAGTGCGGTCCACTTTGTCGCCTGCGTCTTAGCCATGCGCCCTCCTGTAGTGGTGGAGCAGGAGTGGAGTCGCACCACTCGTTTCTCCCTGACCGGCAATAGCCATGATGGTCTTGGGAGCGTCTACGCTGCCCCAGGTTAGTGCCTGCCGATGGGAGGACACCACCGGCAGGCAGAGGGAGCGCAGCAACGAGTGCGCGCTCACGAGTGAAGCGTAGCGCATCATCGTCGTGCCTTTAGTGGGAGCGGAGACACTGGACGGAGTGGACATGTGCCATCCCAGCATGTTGGCACGAGGTCTTCGTCTCCGGCGCAGACCTTGCACATCAAGTCAACAGCGGCTGAATACATCCTCAGTGACTTCGCCATGTTTGGTGATTGGTTGTCGCCCATCTTTGAGTTCATCCAGTACAAGTCCGAGTCGGTGACGTAGGTTCCTCCGTAGTAGCGCTCTCTCGCCCAGTGAACGCTGCGGCCGTACTGAGGCATGAGGTTGAAGAAGGCGTTGAGTTTTACCGATAGCCGTTCCGACCACGCGGAGCAGGCGAGCTGGAACTCTCGCTGACGAGGGGTAGTTGCACGAGGGTCACTCTCACGACGCCTCTGCCGAGCGGCGCGAGCCGAGAGAAAGCGCTTGGGCTGAGGTCGATTGCTCTGCTCTTCCTTGTCCATCTCTTGTCCAGCGCCCTCCGGCATGCCTCGCAGTAGTCCCTCACCGTGACCTCCACGCATGTGGTCGGTTGGTCCTTCCTGCAGACTCGGACTCTATACGGTTTGTCATTGAAACGCCAGACCCCTACGGCGGCATACATGACCAGTTCGCCACCCCTGCCGCCCTGCGCCTTGGACTTATACGGCGTGCAGGTGTTCTTGAAGCCACCCACGCAGTATTGCTTCGTTGAACTCGTGGAGCCGTACCACGTAGCAGTCCCCTCGGTAGGCAGCCCTCGTGGGTTCAGGCTCGGACCTCCTGAGCCGGTCAACATGACCAGCATGAGGAGGATGCTAGTCACGCGGTATTTCCATCAAGCTGCAGAAGGCCTCAAAGTCCAGCACGATCATCGTTCGGCGGCGCGTGCCTGGTCCAGGCGCGTCGCCTACCACCAGTGCGGCCGTCTGTGAGGCGTTGGTCTTGATCGAGCGGAGCCAGCCGTCGTAGCGTTCGGAGTAAGAGCCGTTGCCCACCTTGCACTGGATGCTGATCCAGTCTGCCTGCACGTCGGTCTTGCCGCCGTACTGACCAACGCGGAGGCCGCCGATCTTTGCAGCCACCTCACGCTCAAAGGCGTTGCCCTTGCTGCGTGCGCGCTTGCCGCGCTTAGACTTCTCAGCGTTCTGGAGTTGGATGTCAAGGTCGCTCATGTGGCTCACTGCGGTACCAGCCTTCCGAGAGTTGCGGTGCCACCGTCTGCGAGTGTGAACTTGGACTCGTCAATCTCTAGGTGTCCTGCCTTGATGAGTTCCTTGACCGTTGCACGAGCGATGGCGTCCTGCCGGACAAAGAACCAGCCATCTGGTGCGTTGGCATTGTCGTAGCGGATGGAGAGCGACGCGAACTGTCGCTGAAGCCTGTAGTCGTAGCACCACGCATCTGCACCCTCTTGCACGCAGAACACTGCGTCATCCAGCACGTCGCAGCGAATCTCTACGCGCTCTAGGCGCATGTCTTGTGCCGCCACTGGTAGCGCTTCTGCACCTTCGGTCCGTCAAACATGATCGCCTGAACGCGCTGCGCTGGGAACACCTGACGCTTTGCGTCGGTGTAGTCGATCACCTTGTGGCATTCGCTGCAGTTCTGAACCTTCCAGACTGGCGGCTTGGCTGCGCCTCCGCGCTTCGTCTTTACGCCTGCCATCGCAGTGCTCCAATCATCCAGAGTGCGGTGGTGGCGGTGAGTAGGATCTGCACGATGAGCGGTGTGCGCTTACTGCCGCCCTTGACGAGCGCCAAGAGGAAGCCCACAAACAGCAGCAGGTTGACCGACGTGAGCATCACGCCGATCCAGTAGAAGGCGCTCACTCGTCGCGCATCCCACAGAGCAGCGACATGCGATCAGTCGCTAGCTCTACGGCGCCCTCAACGGTGTCAGCCTGGAACGTCAACTCTGAGCCGTCGCCGTCTGTCAGCACGACCACCCACAGCGCCGGATCTCCGACGCGGATCAGGCCGTCGTAGTGATAGCCGAGTTGAACGGCTCGCATTTCTAGATCTGTCAGTGCGCTCATCAAGCCTCCTCGGTTGACTGCCAGTGACCGTTATCCGTCATGTACCTCTTCAGGATGGCGTACGACTGGTCAGCCGTCAAGTCTGTTGTGTCAATCTGCAAGTCTGCCAAGGTCTGCATGTAGGCTGTCTCGGTGATGTCCGAGACTCCCTGAAGCGTTCCTCGGCGAGCCGTCCGAGCCTCTGCCGAGGCGTGAACCCTGACGATGACCACGCCCTTCACGTGCTCACGCATGAACGTCGCCTCGACCGGTAGCCGCAGGTCATCCACGACCACAGGCCGCGACTGGTGCATGGACTTGATCCTCTGGTAGCGATTGAGCCAAGCGTTGACCCAGAACAGCGAGTCCACGTCGCGTAGCTGCGCGCCGATCTCCTGGAGGATCTCCCTCCCTGACACCTTCACGTCCAGCCCTAGTTTGCGCTGAGCGTAGAACTTGCTCTTGTCAAACTCTTCAAGGTGCGTGCCATACGCAGCCTCAGCCACCTCCTTGATCGAGTCAGCGATCGGTATGGTCAGGTACGGATTGGTGCGGCGCTCTGTGAGCATCTCTGCGAGTGTGCTCTTGCCGCTTCCTTGTGGTCCTACGAAGGCGATGTTCATGATCCCATCCTCCTCAAGTATTCAATCCACAGCGGCCATTTGGCGCGCTGCTTCTCGATTGCTCCGATGCCAAGGTTGCAGCTCCGGCACAGAAGACCTCGGACACACTCGCCGCACGAGACGATACCGCTAGGCGTGCGCCGATCGCAGCACGAGTGATCGTGGTCAATGCTCACGGCATAGGGAGACACGAAGTCCAGCGGCTCGTGGCACGCGCCGCAGAGGTCCTCCTGTTGCCGCCTGAGTTCCAGATACCGTGCCTCAGTGAGCCTGTGGTTCCTGAGCGCCATCCTGAGCCGCGTAGATTGCACTCGCTCGGCACTTCGTCGTAGCCTGTAGGCACGGTTTGCCAACGCACGCTCTGACGGATTAGCGTCTGGTCTTCGTCCGTGTTTCCTCATTTCCTTCTCCCTCCAAGAAGGTCTGCGAGTGAAGTCGGTTGAGAAGTCCCAGTCCTTTTTCTAAGAGGGGTAGGGGAGATTCTGCTCTGCTCTGCTCTGCTCTGCTCTGGTACCGTTATCCCACCCCTATTTTGATCTCGCCACTTTTGCTGCCGCGAGGTCGACGTTGGGTCGACTTGCCAGCGAGAGTAGTTTGACACCGCGACGAGACCGTCGCCACTTTCCGTCAGGAGACCTATTTCCACCAACTTATCCACAGCCCTTCCAAGGCGTGGACCGATGACGGCCTTGACGTGTGCTCGGTTCTTGAAGATGCCACCGGAGCGGAGCGTCTTGACCTCCGCGATGATCGTGATGAAGGCGCGGAACTGCATGTCAGTCAGCCGTGCGATCTTCTCGTCCTTGTGGCTATTGACGTCCCACTTGACCCATAGACTCATCTCGTCCTCCTTGCTGGTGGGAGGTCGGAGCATTTAGCCACCGACCTCCCTGGTTGATTTAGAACGGCAACTCTTCCAGCGACTGCTCCAGCGCAGGATTGCCATCGTGCAGCCCCTTCGCCTTAGCCGCCAGCATTGCCTCACCCTCGTCGCGTGTCTGAGAGTTCACCCAGTCAGCGCTTGGCTTTCGCTTGCAGAACTGGCCGTCGGTACGTCCGGTGCAGCTCCAGAAGGCTTCATAGGCTTTGCCTGCCTTTGAGATGCCTGCAGGCTTCAACTGCCAGCCGATCTGGTGGTCAGGACACTCACCCTGGACGAAGACCATTGCAGCCTTCGCCATGAGGATGGCGTCTGTCTCCCTCACAGAATCAACGGAGACTGCCCTAGGAGCCACGGAGAGCGGCGTTTGTACCCTAGGTGGTACTTGGACACTCCCTGCGACCTTGTCTGGGCTGTAGAGGCTCCTGCCCACCCCTAGCTGCGCGGCGCAGCGTCGGAGTGCGTCAGATGCCGCTGACTTCAGCGGCTCGTCATCCTGCGTGCTGTTGGGATAGCCGAAGTCCTGACGGATCGTGGTCTTCCCCTCGATCACGACGATCAGGGTGCCGTGCACCACCGAGCGCGTTGAGTCAGCCACCTTGACCTCAAACTGCCAGCCCTCCAGAGAGAGCACGTCATCCAGTCGCTGTGCGACGGCTCGTGCGTCTGCATAGGTAAAGGTCATCCCTGCCCTGCCTGGGCGCTGCTTCAGTTCGTCCGGCTTGAACGGTGCGGCCAGTGCCGCTGCGATGTTCTTACTCATTCCTCTGTCCCTCCTAGTGCCTTTAGCGGCAGCAAATGCAACGCTGCCAAGTTGTGCGAGTTCGCTCGCGCTACGTGACCACTCTCAAACACGTCTCCGATCTTCACCTCCTCTGCCTTCTCTTGGTATGCGATTGCATCCTTGACTCCGAGCACCCACGCACGCTGGAAGCGTGTCGCACTTGGTGGACCATTGCGATCCTCTCCGTGTGCGAGTTGCAGGTGCACGAAGGCGTAGAAGTCCACCGTCTGGTGGTCGCTGATGTAGTCAAACACACTGACCGGATCGCTCGGATGCGGAGTCTTGCTCCACGCCTTTGTCTTGACGTCAAGCTTCAGACCGCAGACCTCGTAGTCGTTGGTCGTGAGGTCAACGAAGCGGAACGGCAGGTGCGCGTCTTTGAGCGCCTGCTCAAACACAGCCTGACCTAGCACGCCAGTCCAGTCCGTGTTGCCCTTCGCTTTGTCCTTCCTGAACCTGAGCGTGTCGCTCGACTTAGCGGTGCGGTACATCTCTTCGGCGCGGATCAAGACGGCAGGTGTGAGTTGGATCTCAATCACTCGCTGTCCTTTCCGAACACGCGGAACACACGTGCACCTGGCTTCTCTGAGGTGAACTTCTTGACGCTCGTGGCGTAGGTCTCTGGCGCGACACCTCGGAGCACGTCAGCGATGGACTCCCAGTCCACCTTCATGCTGCTCTTGTTGGTCTTCCAGGTGGCGATCCAGCCGCGACCCTTGACGCCTTCGCCGTCAGCGATCGCCTCCTTGATGGCGATTGCCATTTCCTTGAGTGCAGTGTCAGCGGCCTCGGCTTCAGCCTTCGCCTCAATGTAGAGCCGTGCGATGTGATCGAGCTGCTCATCGGCTGTGGCATAGGTGTTGCTCACCTGCGGCTTCACCTCTGAGAGCGTGTCGCTGTCGTTGCCGGTCAACGGCGGCGGCGTCTTCGTCCTGACCAGTTCCCTGAAGTCCTGCGCCTTGTGGAACAGAATCGTCTGGTAGACAGGATCTGCCTCCACGCGCTCAATGCGGAACACCAGACCAGAGAGCAGCACGGCGACGTCGCAGTACGACGCGCCTGTGATGAACATCTGCCACTGCACCTGGTCAACATACTCAGGTGGCACTGGGAATAACTGCCAGCGGCTGCTCGTTGACGTCTTGATCTCTACGAGACCTTCGGTGTCGCCAACGATTGTACGGTCGAGCGACGCCATAGCCCAAGGGTGATCCTTGAGCCTGACGATGCCGTTGGACTTCCGCAGCTTCTTGCCAGTCTCGGCGGTGTAGTAGTCAGCCACTGCCTGCTCTAGCAGTTGACCGCGCTGTGCGGCCGCTCCGACCTCCTGCTCACCGACCTGACCAGTCAACTCTGCCCAGAGCCGATAGGCGGTCTTGTACGGCGACGTGCCGTTGATTGCGGTGATGCCGGTGGCGGTGATGCCGCCCTTGCGAATCTCAAACCACTCTGGACTGCGCTGTGGCGCGCTGACGAACTCGAATCTCTTGCTCATGCCTTTGCCTCCTTCTTTGCTGCCTTCAGCAGTAGTTTCGCCTCATCAAGCCTGAAGCCACCCTGCGGCTTGTAGATCTCAACGAGCGTCGTGTAATGCCGGACCTTGCACGGCTTGCACAGGCGCTCAATGAGCGCAGGCTTGACTGCTGACTCGACCTTCTCCCAACAGAGAGAGCACTTCCACTTGATCACTGTCCCCTCCTGAACATGTCCTGCGTCTTGGCGATCTGGATGAGAAGTCCCCAACAGATGCCACAGACCTTACTCGCTCGCTCTTTTGATGGGATCAACTTGCTGCAGTACGCGCAGCGCACCTGCTCTTTCTTCATCGCATTGACCCCAGCGCCAAGAGCAGCACCATTGCTGCGATGAACGATACGACTGCGAGTGAGTCCAGGATGAAGGTCCTCATGACGCCACCTGAACCAGAATCACTGCGGCCACCCAGATGACCATCAAGGTGATCGTCAGTGTGAACCTGCGGCGCTGGTGCGCGATGCGCTCGTATCGTTGGAACTGCGACTCGAATGCGATCAGACCATTGAAGTCTGACTTTGGACGATTGCGATTGTCCGGCGTGCTCGGATCGTAGTAGCGCTCCAGCTTGCCCTTCACGACGCGGCTGAACGTTTGCGGCTTCCTCTTCATCAGCGCACCGCCTTGAGCGATACTGCTGAACCCTTAGCGGTCACCGTATAGACGACTGGGTTCATCTGATAACCGGTGACACGGACCTTTCCGTTGAAGTCAGTGCCAGTGAACTTGAAGCTGCCAAGTGCCGTCACGATGGCGGCCGGATAAGTCTCACGAATAATCCTGGTTGCGATTCCGAGTGCTACTGCGTTCATCTTTTTCTCCTCTATCAGGTCCAGCCGTTTGACTGGTTTCCTCCCTGATACGAGAACCATAGGATAACGGCGAGCAGCCGTCAAGCCCTTTGGGGTGAGTATTTTTTATGCAGGATGGATAGCCCCTGGGTGGGGAGGGACCACCCAGGGGAGCCGCCTAGGACGGCTGTGAAGAGTCCTCTAGGCTCAGGCTGACAAGGAGCCGAAGGCAGACGCCACAGAGCAGGACGTCGCCAGATTCCACCTCCCAGACCCTAGCCAGCATCTGGCAGATGTCGCAGCAGCCGAATGGCAGCCTGACTGCGACAGGCACGAGCTACTTCCTTGTGAGGCCGTAGGACGAGTTATCTCGGTCCAGCGCCTTGACCACGATGCCCAGCCCAGAGGCGAGACCTGCGGAGACGATGGTACGGAAGTCGCCACCCTGAATGTCGAGCAGTGGGATGCCCAGTCCGAGTGCCACCGAGATGCTCACGGTGAGGAAGGTCTTGACGAAGTCCAGGACGATCTCGTCCACCTGAGTGTTGTCTGCGATGTATTTGAGTCCGGCGAAGATGCGGTTCATGCCTTGTTCCTTTCCTGTAGCGGCGGCTGCCGCGTTGAGTACGGCCAGACTGCCAGTGGCGATTGCACCCCAGTCAGCCTTTCCGAGTTGATTCAGTTGCGCCTGAACAGCGTCAGGTGTCTTGACACCCTTTGGCACGTTGCGTGGCTCTGCGTGGCTCCTAGGTGCCTCTGCGACGATTCTAGGAGCAGGTGGTGGGGTGATCTCTGGTGCTACCACAGGCGTGGGATTGTCCAGAGGCTTTGGCGCAGCGACCTTGCCGCCTGGGTGCGTGACGATGACCACGCACTTGTAGTCAGCCCCAGCCTTCTTGACCTTGACCTTGGATGAGGCGATGGATCGCAACTGCGCCTCAGTGACCGGCACGCCAAACTTCTCAGCCTTCTTGCGGTCATCTCGCGTCGGACATGCCCACTGCCAGCCCAGATCCTGCGACCAGCCTGCGCTGGTCATGTGGCCGTAGCCTGCCTTGACGATCTTTGGATCGGTCTTGTTCCAGTACGACTTCCAGACCTCGTGCCACTTTGAGATCTTGACGGCAGGGTCGTAGCCAACTGCCTGTTGCACCCAGATGATTAGCGCGGCGCCCTGCTTGCCTGCCTCCATTGCATCTGCCCACGACTTCGCTGGTCGAGCGGAGCCGCCGAGCACCTTGACGGTCTTGATCAGTTCTGGGAGTGACGATCCGTTATCCGAGACGCCCTGCTTCTCTTTCCTGCCGGTGGCTTTCGCCTTTGCTGCGACGCCATCTGCCGCGCTGAAGTCAGCGGTGTAGCCAGACGCCCACGACACGGCCGCAGCCGCGCTGGATGCTCCGCAGTCATCTAGGATTGCGCCCTTCTTCTTCTGCGCCTCTGCGTCTGAATAGAGCTGCGACTTGACTCGGTACTGCACGACTACCCTCCGATCTCCTTCTTGACGTGGACTGCGACGGCTCGTGCCGCAGCCTCAAAGCCGAGTGCTGCACTGATCGGATGACCCTCAGTCACTCCCTCGGCGTAGTAGTTGCCATCGTCAGCGAGTTTCCAGAGTGTGCCGCCGAAGGCGCTGTTGTTCTCATTTGGCACGAGTGCGACCCACTCGCCAGGAGCGGTGTCAACGCGAGTCCAGCCCTGCCCTCCGATGTCCTCGATGTGATCGGTGGCGTTCGCCATTACTCCCTCCACCTGAGCGGTCCTGTGACAAGCCAGATCAGCGTCAGCCCTCCGAAGAGCCATGCCATCGTCTCCTGCGTTGCTCCCTCTGGGAGCACCACGACGGCGAACAGGAGACCGAGCACGGTCCACGCGCCACCTACGAGATCCACGATGATGCGGTTGATCACTTGCTTACCTTCCTTGATGCGGTTGCGGCTGCAGCGACAGCGGCGCTCGCCACTTGACTGATGACGATGGCGACTGCCACCGGTGCCGCCTTCTCCTTCTCGGCAGGAGATAAGTCCTTGCCAAGGTTGGCGACGCGACCGATAGTGGCGTCCACTGCACTAGAAACAGCGGCGGCGAGTTCGGCAACAGTCTCGTCAATGATAC